TATCTATCAGCCCACAAAAAAACTAATAACATTGGTAAATGTGCAAATATTTGGCTAAAAATTCAAGATGAACAAGAAGAAGTAGAATCTAATTATGGTACATATATTCTTGGAGAACAATGGGATTGGATAATATCTGAACTATCAAAAGATAAAGATTCAAGGCGATGTACAATAGTAATTCACCAGCCACATCATAAGACTAAGAATAGTAAAGATCTTCCATGCACACAATATCTACAGTTTTTTATTAGAGACAATAAGCTACATCTTGGTGTAAACATGCGAAGCAATGATATAATTTTTGGTTTTTGTAATGACGTATTTAATTTTGCACTATTTCAACAACTAATGCTAAATGAACTAAGAGAAATATATCCAAACCTTGAGCTAGGTTCATACTTTCATAGTGCAGGAAGCTTGCATCTTTATGAACAACATTATGAAATGCGAGATCATATTCTCACAGATAACTGTTTTAGTGAAAATACAAATTACGAACTCTATCCATTTATAACTAGAGAATATATCAAACAAATGCATATGGCACTACCAACAGAAGATTTGTCAAAATTAGAATTATTGGCATTTACCAAACAACAAATGAAAAAGTTATTTTTATGAAAAAAGATAAAATAAATACAGCCTACAAATTAAATATGAATATGAAAAAGAAAGAATCAATATTAAAACAAGCTGATGATGTAGTCAATCACAGATCAGAAGAAAAAGAAAGACAATACGGACCTTTTAGTGAAGGCATGGAACGTGCTGCAAAAATAGCAAGTGGTATGACAGGAAAAGACTTCAATGCAGAAGATATGTATTCAGCTTTAGTTGCACTAAAATTATCTAGACATTCCTATAATTATAGAGAAGACAATTTACTAGATTGTGTTGCATATATTGGAGCTTTAGACAATTATATAAAAGAGAAAAACAAATGAAAATAAATGTTATGAAAATTGGTGCTACCATAAATGCAAACAATGGAAGCATTCTTACCGACGAAATAAATGTAGTAACTAAAATGTTATCAGACTGTGGACATGATGTACACTATCATACCACTAGAACTAGAAATATGATACCTTTACCTCATGCAACTTTTCACGACCTAGCAGAAGTAACAGATCACTCTTTTAGTGATTATGATGCATTGTTGGTATTCAATGGTAATGCAAACTTTTACGGAGGTCAAGAAGCAAGAGGCGATTTAATGGCTTATAAGTTTATAAACAAGTCAAAGTGTCCTGTGTTTTATTTTTTAACTGACTGGTTATTACCGCTACAACAGCTATGGCCAAATGTAGAGAAAAAGCAAGTACAATACAAATGGGATAATCAATATACTAAAGATGAAATAGAAGTTGTTAGAGAAGATATTATTATGATATCGCAAATCTATAATATGGAAACACTTCAAGCAAAATACTTAGATAAAAGAGGCATATTATATGCAGATATTATTTATTTCCCATTGCAAGATTTTATTATTCATGAATATGAACCAATTCCGCTTGTTAAACAAGAAGACAGATGGTTAGATTTGATTTATGGTGGAACATTTAGAGGAGGTCATCGACAAGATAAAATGATTGAATATTATTTTGACTATCCTGATCATTTAAATATACAAATGTTTGGAAATTTAAAACCAGAACATTTTAATAAAAGAAAAACAGTTGATATGAAATATCCTGACTTTATAAGTAAAAAAGTAAAGCACAGAGAATTCTTTGACAGAATGCAAACTGCAAAGGCAACTGTAACAATTAGTGATAAGTTATATGAAGGAGCTGCAATATCAAATCGAACAAACGAATCAATAATTGGAAATGTAGTATCATTCATTGATATAGGATATGATCCTGAAAAAAGAATATTTAATGACGAAGTACTTAGAAAGTTTAATTATGTAAGTTCAAAGGCAGAAGTTATTGCAAGGCTAGAGTATCTTAAGCAAAATCCAAATGCATTTGATGAAATTATAGCAAAGCAATATGAAGATGCATATGGAAGAATGTCAAAAGACCAATATTACAAGTCATTTGTAAATATATTAGAATCAAAATTAGAAAATAGAGAAGTAGAGAAAATACAATGGTTTCAGAACTAAAGTTTGTAAAAGTAAAAAACGTAAAAAGCCCAACTAGAGGAACAGAACAAAGTGCAGGAATAGACTTTTTTGTTCCAGATGAATTTGACACTATGGTGTTATTACCTGGAGAATCATGCTTTATTCCAAGTGGAATCAAGGTAAGTTTACCAGCAGGCCATGTTTTAATAGCATTTAATAAAAGTGGAATAGCAGTTAAAAAGAATTTACATGTTGGAGCCTGTGTTGTTGATGAAGATTATCAAGGTGAACTTCACTTAAATTTAACAAATGCAGGAACACAACCACAAATAATAGAAAAAGGAGACAAGATAACTCAATTTGTATTATTGCCTGTAAATTATGCTACGCCAGTCGAAGTTGAACCAAAAGACCTATATTCTAAAAAATCCAAGCGTGGATCAGGTGGATTTGGTAGTACTGGAACAAAATAATTGTTAATAACTTTTATAAAAATAATTGCCCAAAATTTTTTTATGTCAACAAAATTGATTATATTTATAATACAAATAAAGAAAAAGTTATATGAAATTATCAAGGTTATCAAGTAAGTTCGACAAGGGCTTCTTCAATATGTATCAGTTTGGCTATACTGACGATGGTGAACAGTTGACTGTAAAAGTAGACAGAATTAAAGACTATTTTTACTATTCAGCAGAACACATAGACGACATTTTAGACATTCGCCAGTTTGACTGTAAAAGAACTGAATTATATGATACTCTATATGGAGACAAAGTATACAAGGTATACTATACTGCCATTAAGGCAAAGAATGCAATAGTAAAGCAATATCCAGATAGAATTCACCAAGCAGACGTTACTCCAGAATTCAAATACATGCTAGACAGAGGTTTAGAATGGTCAAGTAAAAGACACATTATGTATTTTGATATTGAGACATGGTTTGATCCAGAGCAACCTAAAGCCAATATGCCTCATAAAGCATTAATGCCTGTAACTTCTATTGTTTGTTATTCTAACATCCATAAAAAATATTGGGTAATGTCATGGCATCCAGAGCATACAAAAGATTTTGCACAACCCAAAATAACAGAAACAGATAATGTAAACTACATGTTATGTAAAGACGAAGAAACTGTACTATTAAGTTTTATTGAACTATTAGGTGTGATGAAAACAGATGTTATTACAGGATGGTATTCAGCAGGATATGATCTTCCTTATATTATAAATAGATGTAAAAGATTAGGTCTTCCATATGAAAATTTATCACCTTTAAAAGATGTTTATATCAAAAAACGCGGTGAATATTGGAGAATAAACATTAAAGGATTAGATCACGTGGATATGATGGATGCAGTTCAAGACATGGGATATAATCTTCCAAATTGGAAACTAACTACTGCTGTAAAAGAAATTATTGGCGACAAAGATTTAGACAAACTCACAGAAGTAACTTGGAGAGATTGGTTAGATAACTATAAAGGCTTTATCGAATATGGTATTAGAGATGTTGAAATTCTTGCTGAAATGGATAAGAAAATACAGATATTTGAGTTATATACTACACTTCAACAGATCGCACACACTGACACGTTAGGTGGTACATTCCACAAGTCAATGGTGGTTGATAACTACATATTAAAGGAAAATCATGGAAAAATTGTGTTTCCAACAAGACACACTAGAGCAAAGCAACCCTTTGCAGGTGCCATAGTTTTTAATCCTAGAGAACCTGGTCGTCATAAAGATGTCACAGTTATGGATTATACGTCACTATATCCAACTTCTATTATGGCATTTAATATTAGTCCAGAAACATTTATAGTTTCAGAAAAGTCTTGTAAAAAAATGGGTATTAAAATAGAAGATGTAATTGCAAAACTTAAAGCTGATGGCATAGGCTTTATTGATACTAATACTCCAAAAATTAATGGTGTACCTGAATTATTTGGTGAACGCTATCTTTTTTATGACCATAAATATAAACTAGGCCTACTACCAAAGGTATTAAAAAAGTTATTTTTACAAAGAGTTGAAGTTAATAGAGGCCTAAAAGCTGGTGAGTTTACTGGTGATGAAGCTGTTGCAATGGATAAAAGACAACAAGCATATAAACTAGTTCTTAATTCAGCATATGGTGCAATGGGATTCAACTTCTTTAGGCTATATAGACCTGAATGTGCAGATGGTATTACATACTTTGCAAGACAAGCTCTTAAATTTGCATCATTAAAATTCCAAAACCTAGACCACTATGTACTATACGGTGACACAGATTCTATATTTGTAAAGTCAAATGGAAGTACTGAAGACGAAATGAAAACCAAGTTGGTTGAATTTAATGACCAACTTAGAACAGAACTTGTTGAAAAGTATAACCCTAATATTACTGATGAATACATGCATATGGATTTAAAGTTTGAGTATGACTTAGAATACATTTATTTTGGAGATTCTAAGAAAAGATACTATGGTATAATGAGAGACACTGGTAAGAAAGTTATTAGAGGTATGAATATTATTCGTAAAGATACTCCTGAATTCATGAAAGGTGCACTAAACAAGCTTGCAGAAATGGCTGTTAGAGGTACCTTAACAATGGAACATTTAACTCTACTAAGACAAAAAATAGAAACAGTAGATTACAAGCTTATGGGAATAAATAAGAAATTTACAAAGGCATTTGACATGTATAAAAAAACCATGCCTCAACATGTTAAAGCTTCATTTTGGGCAAATGATAAACTTAATACTTCAATTTCTCACTCAGACACACCTTTACTATTTTATATAAAAAGTAATTGTGAAGATGACAAAAAAATTAAACAAAGACAGCAAGCTATTTGTCTTAATGAAGAAGATCTACATTTAATAGACGATAGAAAAGATGTTTTTGAACTAGATTACGAAATCTTTTTCAAAAAACAAGTATTAGATCAATTAGATGAGTTTGATAAAATACAAGAAGTAAAAGATTTAGTAGAAACATATAGAAAAAATGCATTATTAGCAATATAACTTATATTTATATTATATAAAGGTTATAAGTACAATTAAAAAAAAGGGAGACCAGGTTATGAACGTAGAACCAATCGCGGGTAAAATACTATTAAAAAAATTATCAATTGAGCAAACTGCTGGTGGAGTTATTATGCCAGACATTGCACAGGAAGGAGCAAATGAAGCTGAAGTAGTTTCTGTAGGTCCACCTATTATCACACAATCTGGAGCAGCTGTAAATATTCAGTGTAGTGTTGGTGATAAGGTATTATATCCTAAATTCGCAGCAAAAGCTGTTGATGTAGATGGAGAAGAATTTCTAATTATAAGTGAAGCAGAATTATTTTTAATATTTAAAGAGAACAAATAATGTCAAAAAAAGATTTAACATTCGGAAAAGATGCTAGACAAGAGTTACTAAAAGGAGTAAACACACTAGCAGATGCAGTTTCAGCAACACTTGGACCTAAAGGTAGAAATGTAGTTATTGAAAAAGAATTTGGAAAATTTACATCAACAAAAGATGGAGTAACTGTTGCAAAAGAAGTAGAACTTGAAAGTACTTTAGCAAACGCTGGAGCTCAGATGGTAAAAGAAGTAGCTAATCAAGTTAATGATGAAGCTGGTGATGGAACAACAACAGCAACAGTTTTAGCTAGACAAATGTATGTTGATGGATTAAAACATATTACAAACGGAGCAAACCCAATAGATCTTAAGCGAGGAATAGACAAAGCAGTAGCTGAACTTTCTAAAGATTTATCAAGTCTTGCAAAAGAAGTTAAGAATTCCTCAGAAATTGCTGAAGTAGGAATGATATCAGCAAATAATGATGAGTTTATTGGAAAGCTTATTTCAGAAGCTATGGATAAAGTTGGTAGAGAAGGAGTAGTATCAGTAGACGAATCACAAACAGCTGAAACAACATTAGATACTGTAGAAGGAATGCAATTTGAAAGAGGTTATCTTTCACCATACTTTATTACAAATAATAATGCAATGCAAGTAGAGCTAGAAAATCCTTGGATACTATTATTTAATAAAAAAATATCTTCAATAAAAGGTATAGTAAAGATTTTAGAAGCAGGAATACAACAAAATAAGCCTTTATTAATTATTGCAGAAGATGTTCAATCAGAAGCTTTAGCAGCTTTAATTGTAAACAAAATGCGAGGAACATTAAAAGTTGCTGCAGTAAAAGCTCCAGAATTTGGAAAAAGACGTGATGAAGTTTTAGAAGATATTGCATGTCTTACTGGTGCAACAGTTGTTAGTACTGAAAAAGGAATGACTCTAGATCGTGTTACTGAAGAAATGTTTGGAACAGCTAGAATGGTTACTATAAACAATAAATATACAACAATTGTAGATGGAGCAGGAAACGCAGATGATATAGAAGCTAGAGTAAATGAAATAAAAGCAACTATAGATGGTGCAGACTCTCCATATGAAATTGAAAAAGCCCAAGAAAGATTAGCAAAACTATCTGGTGGTGTAGCACTAATTAAAATTGGAGCTGAATCAGAACTTGAAATGAAAGAAAAGAAAGATAGAGTTGAAGATGCACTAAACGCAACTAGAGCAGCATTAGATGAAGGAATTATCCCTGGAGGTGGTGTAGCTTTAAGATGGTTAGTTGACGAAGACATGGGAAAAATTCCAGTTGGAGGTGAAAACACTGACCAAGAAGCTGGTATAAATATTGTAGTTCAAGCATGTAAAGCACCATTTGATGCTATTATGCAAAACGCAGGTTTAACTCCTGATGTTATATGGAATAAGTTAAAACTTAAAGCAGATAGAAAGAATCCTGTAAACACAATGGAAGATATGAAATGGGGCTATGATGCACGTAAAGACGAAGTAGTTGATATGTTTGCAGCAGGTATTATAGATCCTGTTAAGGTTACTAGAGTAGCATTAGAAAAAGCAGCATCAGTTGCAGGAACAATGTTATTAACAGAATGCATAATTACAAATAAACCAAATGATACGGAAGAACCAAACCTAGGAACAGGTGGATTCGGTATGGGACAATAAGAGAAAAAAATGGATCAAAATATAGGAAACGCACTAAAAGGAATGACACCTCAAGATTTACCAGATGTAGTATGTGACGAATGTAAAAACCCTACGTTTAGGCAAGTAGTACTACTAAAACGAGTTTCAGCTGCAATATCACCATCAGGAAACAATAGCTTTTTACCAATGCCGGTATTTGAATGTAGTAGTTGTGGTCATGTTAATGATGACTTATTACCAAAACAACCATCTTCAACATTAGCATAGCTTATAATGGAGGATAATGTAAAGCATCCAAAGCACTATACTGCTGGAATTGAGATGTGGGATTACGCATATTCCCACAATCTCGACTTCTTTGAAGGAAACATTGTTAAATATGTTACTCGTTGGAAGCATAAAAATGGGATAGAAGACTTGTATAAAGCAAAAGAATATCTCGATAAACTTATTAACAAAGTAGAAGAATCTGGTAAATTTTAATTGCCAGATTTTTTTATGTCAATTATTTTTATTATATTTATATATGCAATTAAAAACACCAAAAGATTTAGCCATCAAGGCTCGTATGATGGGAAAGAAAACTGTATCATACAGTCAATTTTCTAGATATAAAAACTGTCCAAAATCATGGAAACTAGCGTATATAGATAAGGAAACATC